CTCTTCATACTTATTTGATCCCTGGTGATACTCAAAGTCTATAATTATTTTGTTTCCGCCATATGTCCTGGCTGTTCCGAAATCTATTATATCTCTGACTTCTTCTAATTGATATACCTTAAACTTATGGAAAAAGAATTTACAGTCCATTCCATCTATCTGGCCTTTGGCCTTTGCCCACTTGTTAATTTCTTCTGCAGTCTCGTCTTCACGATCCATTAGGCGAAGAACCTTCTCCTGAACCTGAACCATTTTTTCAGTAACATCACTTTCTGTTGCATAAAAATAATATAAAAGTTGCTCTTGTTTTATGTGTGGAAATGGCGATCTACGCATACGAACAAGCCTATCCCATGTAGCCATAACTCCAGCATAGGCAAGTCTTTGTGGCTCAATCGTACTTTCTGGAGTAATTATAATCCAACTCTCTGTCAACTCATCGATTGATGCTGGTCGTGATGGGAAAAATGGAACTCCAATTCCTGTATCGAGTCCTATTTTTTCTTTTAGATATTCATTTATCCATAGTACTGGTGTATTAAATACTGATGTTGATTCTGCCATTATCCCATCCTCCCTGCATTAGCAACCCACTGGTATCCAGTTTTTAGACCTAAAGATCTACCGCCTCTTTTTGCTGAGCCAAGGTTTTTCTTATAGGTATTTGGAGTCTTAAAGTATTGTAGCAAACCGCTTGAGTTTAAAAATGATTGTCTAAAATATACACCAAAGAAGTTATTAAGAACATTCTCAAACTGACCTTTTGTTTGTCCACCAGGGTTATCTACAGTTACTTCTGATGAAGTAAAAATTTCTTGTCCGTCAACCTCAAACCTTAAAGCGTTTGCTTTTTTAGGTCTAATCGTAACTGCAATCCCTTCTTCCATAATCTTTGCTTTATTATAAAAAGGTACATTTGATCCATTTTTAATTGACTGTGATTGTTTTAAAGATGAAGTAAAAGTTATTCCTATCTTGGTTATTTTGTAATCAATATCAAATAATCTTGCCTCTGGGCTTCCAACCTTATGCCATTCATAAATATGGTGAAGTAGTTCTGGAGACATTCTTGAGTTTACATCAACAAACTGTGATGCTAGTTCTGCTATTTTTGGTGCCAGATCCATGTAGAATGCAGACTTTCCTTTTTGTACTCCATCTAAAAATCCAGTAGAGTATTGCATTATGTTGTTTATTTCTTTTTGAAACTGTCTGCTATCTATAGTTAAACTCAGCATTAGACATCTACCGCCTGATTTTCAGATCTACGGATTACTAAATTGTAATACTCAATACCGCCAAAAGGACCAACATACGGTTCTTGAGTTGCCACTTCAAAGATGGTTGACTTTCCTGCACGTGGGCCTGATGTCTCTGTGTATATATAATTACAGTTCTTGTCACGAATGTTTGTTAATATAATATTTGTTATTGAGTGTGGGGCATCTAAACTTGAAATTCTTAAGTCTGTCTTTACTCTTCCAATTAGACTTGATCTTTGTGTGATATTTACATTTGGCCTTACTTCTTCATTGCCTGCAGTTCCTACAGCATTAAAGTTTGCTGCTATAGTCTTATCTATAATCCAAGTTTTCTTAACATTGCCATAAGTTCCCTGCTCAACAATTGGATAATATATATCTGCTTGCAATGGGAATATAAAATCTGGCTCTTCGCATATCATTAAATTATCCCTGGCTTGACAATGGTCTTAACATATTTGTCAAGAATCTTATCTACTAAGAAGTTACCAGTACCGCCAAGCATTGCCTTATCAAACTGAATTTTAAACTGATCTGTATTATATGATGTTACATATCTCTTGTAATAATCTAACTTGCCACACTTAAGATCTTCTATCAGCAACTTGGCTGCATACTCAACATCTTCAGGAACGTTTAGATACCCGTGGTCTACAACAAATGTGTAGTCATATCCTGATGGAAAAGATATTCCTTCATATCCGTAGTAGCCAAGATCTCCGCTTGCAACTGGTAGGTTTTGCGCTGTTGATTCGTATCTATTTAACTCAAGAACATCTGCACTAACTCTTTGTATAGCAGTCTTATCTGGTGTTATTGTATATTGATAGTCGCCCAATTCTGGGTTTGATCTATCGTAAACTAAGACATTGTTTTCATAAACCTTAAATACTCTATAAACTTTTTCCCATAAAGAAAAGTAGTCTGAGCCGTTACCAGTTCCAACTACTGTTATCTTTTTGTTATAAAATCCTTCTGGGCAAAAGGTGTCTATCATTGATCTTGCTACTAATTCTAAAATTTTGTATTCAGCAATCTCTGATGCTGTTGTTCCTAATGTGTTTGGATCTACATATGGTCTGACTAGTTCGTAGTACTCTTCGTGAATTAATTCTTCACCCTCGCCAATTGTAAAAATCTCTACTCTGTAATTATTGTCGTATCTTCCAGGAAGTGAGATGTTGATGTTGTCTCCTGTTGACCATTCTAAAAATTCTAAAACTTGTACTGAAAGATCCGCCATATCTGTTACTCTTGCATAGATATCTGCATCGCTGTATCCTGAAGGAACAACAAAGTTTACTATGATGTCATCATATGGCGGAACTCTCAATATTTCCATATTTTACTTACCAAATTCCTTGGCAACTTCTTCTGGGGTGGCTGTGCGGATGTGAGAACGAGTAAGCCACTTTTCAGCAGCCTCCTTTTCAACAATGTTATAGCCACGGTAAACCTTGCCTACCTCTGACCATGTTACATTCTTTGTTGAATAAAGTGCTACCTTTTCTTTAACTTCTGCAGCCTTTTCCTTCTTTTTTCTTTCAGGTGCCTTTGGTGCTGTTGTTGCTCCAATGACTCCCTCTGCTACTGATCCAAGTGCCTGAACTTCTTCAGGTGCCTGGTAAGCAGGTGCTTCTACAACTGCTTGAACTTCTTCTACAACTGGAGTTTCTACAACATGCTCAACAACAGGTGCCTCTACAACAGGCTCTTCTGCAACTGGTGCTTCAAAAACTGGTGCTTCAAATACTGGTGCCTCAACTACTGCTTCTTCTACAATTGGATTTTCATTATTGTTTTCCATAATTCCTCCTTGTTAGTATTATATCATTATAAGTAATAAAGGGAGCAGGAGCGTTAACTCCTACTCCCCTTAATTTTTACTGTTTACAGATTATGCATCTGATGCAGCGTCAGCGAATGCGATTGCATCCTGCTCTTCCCACTGAATACCGAAGCGAACGAAGACTGTGTATTCTACAGTATCCTTCTTTGGCTTGTATTCACGGTTTACAGTGATGTCACGCTGGAATCCCCATACACGGTTCTGTGGGAATGTCAAGTCGACATATCCTGCAGGGTAGTAAGGAACTTCCTGTACGTCAATTCCGAGAACACGTGTTGTACGTGCTCCGCCGAATGTCTGTGCTGTACCATCAAGGTATGCCTGACGGTTTGCAGGTGTACCTGCTGGAGTACCAGCAAATGCTTCTGCAATTGCGTCTGCCAAAGTACCATTGTTCTTAATGATTCCCTGGAATGCATCTGTACCAGCATAGAACTTCAAGTTAGACTTGATAGCACGATACTTACGTGGCATTGCAAGAATGATGTTCTGCATTACTTCTGTTGTCCAGGCATCATTAGTGACTGTTACAACTGACTCATGTGCGTCTCCATCTGTCTTGACACGAGGAACGAAACCTTCCATGATTGAAAGGAATGCGTCTGATCCTGTACCTGTTCCGTTGATTGCAAGGTCTTCGATATCGTTACCGAAAGCGTTTGTCATCAAGCGGACAATGTGATCTTCTAGTGCTGCACCTTCGATGTTATCTTCTAGTGCTTCTGCAGATACTTCCCAGTCAAGACGAATCTTCTTTGTAGTCAATTCAACCTTTGAGAATGTTGCACCTGCGTTTGTGTAGTCGCCAACTGCTTGCGCTGCTGCACGAATTACACGCTCTCCGACGTTTACCTTTTCGAGTTCCATTGTATTGGCTCTCATTGTAACGCGACGGCCATCTTGGGCGAGAATGGTTGCATCCCACACGTAGTCAATAAAACGACGTGCTTGCTCTGGGCGTAGGATACCTGATCCAGCCTCACCTGAAGGGTTAACTGCATTTGGTCCAGATGTAACGCCTGATAGTGCTGTTGGGATATTTCCTAACACGCCACCATCGGTGTAATTACCTGGTACGTTTGAACCATTCTCTGAGCCAGATGCGAATGCACCTTGTCCCTGATACAATCCTGGTGCTGTTCCACCAAGGTTACCTGATGTTCCAGGCTGGTTCTTTTCTATATTTTGTTCCGACATATTGTCACCTCCTGTGATTTTTTACTTATTTGTTTTTTAATTGAATAAGTCGGCTGTTTTGAGGAAACTACCGCCCCATAGGGATTTTTCAACCGTTTCAGGTTGATTCTGTACTATCTCGCCGAGATCGCCAGACTTTCGGAAAGCAGTGTCTTG